TTGGAGCGTAGTGATGCATACCGCAGTGGTCAGTATCGGCAAGCGCCGTTGCCACAAAATAACGGGGTACGCTAATGGCATTTACAGGCAACTTCAGTTGCAACACGCTTCGGTCGGGGTTGGTAACTGGGTCGTTTAACTTTTCGTCAAACACCTTTTACTTGGCCTTGTATACCAACGCTGCCACGCTAGACCAAACTACAACGGCGTATACCGCTACTGGTGAGGCGTCTGGTGGCAATTACGTTGCTGGCGGGCAGGTGGTAACAGCTACGGTTAGTACAGATACAACTCCATCTGGAAGTACCACATATATTAATTTCTCATCTCCGGCGTGGACGGGTGTAATTACTGCCAGGGGCGCTTTGATTTACAAGGCCGGGGCCAATGGCGCTGTGTGCGTCTTAGACTTTGGGTCTAACAAAACATCCAGTTCAACTTTCACCGTGACGATGCCTGCAAACACAAGCACATCGGCACTCATTCGGCTTGTTTAAGGAGCGACCATGTTCAATGATAAAGTTAAATCCAAAGATGTTGCCTCAAGCAGCTTGGTTGCTGGTGGCTCTGCCGCTGATAGCGCAAGCGCAAAAGGCGTGTACAAAATCCAGTGCCATGATGCACAAGGAAACTTGAAGTGGGAAGACGAAGCCCCCAATCTGGTGGTCAACGTTGGGTTGCAAGACATGAACGCCAAGTACTTCACGGGCAGTGCGTACACCGCAGCTTGGTATATTGGTCTATATGGCGCGGCAGCTTCTAACAACCCCGCCGCTGGTGACACCATGTCTTCCCATGCGGGTTGGACTGAAGTTGTGGCCTACAGCCAAGCCACACGGCCTGCTTGCACGATTGGAACCCCTACGACTGCTAACCCCTCGGTAGCCACCAATTCAGCTTCCCCGGCCTCATTCAGTATCAACGGCACAACCACTGTGGGCGGAGCGTTCCTGACCAGTAACAGCACCAAGAGTGGTACGACTGGTACGCTGTACTCAGCCGCTGACTTCAGTTCTCCTGGGGACCGCGCCGTTGTCTCGGGCGACACTCTTTCCGTTACCTACACTCTGAGCTTGGCAGGTTAATCATGGCAACAACTTTCAAAAAAGGCGACGTTGTTAAGGCGGTCGCAGTCATCCCTCAAGGCCCAGTGCTTGCTCTGCGTATGAGCGAAGATGGTGTGTTTTCATATCTGATTGAATGGACGGACACTGATGGCGCAACTCAACAACGTTGGTTTGAAGAGTCTCAACTGACAGGAGCATGATCTATGGCACTCGAGTATCTGCCTGCTACTTCTGTAGCTGGCTCTGAGGAGCTAGGTACTCATACGTGTCAATTAAAATTTTGCAATAAATGCAGTACAAGTAAACCGTTATTTGCTTTTACTGGGGACACAACTCGCACAGACGGTAAATACCCGGTTTGTAAAGAATGTAGAAAAATCGAACAAGCAAAATACAGACAAAAAGTAAAAATCGCAATAAAAAATATCCCCGCTACAAAACTTTGTAGCTGCTGTAAAGAAGAAAAAACCGCTTCTGTATTTAAGCTTCTTAAAAGTTCGGTTGATGGGCTATACCATTATTGCGACCCCTGCAAAAATGCAAAACAACAAGTACGACGCTATATGCGTTCCTACGGATTTTCTAAAGAAGAAGCAACGCATTTTGCAAAAAACAATGTAAAAAATTGTGAAATTTGCGGAGTCAAAGAAAAACTTGTGGTAGATCATTGCCATATTTCTGGGAAAATAAGGGGGCATGTTTGTAATTCTTGCAACACGATGCTTGGTTTTGCAAAAGACAGTCCCAGTACGTTGGCTGCTGCCGCTGACTACCTAAAAAGGAACTATTAAAAATGGCACTAATTCTTGCAGACCGGGTAAGGGAAACTACCACCACTACAGGCACTGGCTCTGTAACGCTTGGTGGCGCGTACACGGGCTTTCAGACTTTTCTTGCTGGCGTTGCAAACAACAACAGCACGTACTACACCATTGCCAACGTAATCACAGGCGAGTGGGAAGTAGGTATTGGTACGTACACCACAGCAGGTAACTTACTTTCTCGTACAACTGTTCTGGCTTCTAGCAACTCAGGTTCGCTGGTAAATTTTGCTGCGGGGTCAAAGGATGTGTTTGTCACCCAGCCTGCTGAACGGGCGGTGTACATAGACTCTGCGGGGACTACGGTCAACGTAGGTATCCTTGCGGCTACGGGCGATTCATCGTTCACTTCCACGGGTGCGTTGCAGATTTCAGCGGGTACAACAGGTCAACGGCCCACGGGCGCAGTGGGCAAGATTCGTTGGAACAGCACGTTGTCCCAGTATGAGGGATATGACGGCGCAAACTGGACGCTCCTGGGCGGGGCGGTGATCTCCAACGACACAAGCACGGCAAGTAATTTATATCCAGTGTTTTCCAGCGTCACGACTGGCAACGCTTCCACTTTATATACGGGCAACGCCTCCCTGCTGTACAAGCCCTCAACGGGTGAATTGCAAGCCAGAGTGCCAGTGGCAAGCAACGGAATTGTGGTGAACAGTTTGACGGTGGCTACCAGCTACACCATTGCGGCGGGGTACTCAGGCTCATCGGCAGGGCCAATTACGGTGGCAAGCGGTGCTGTGGTTACTGTTTCCAGCGGCTCACGCTGGGTTGTGTTGTGATACAAAGGATTTAATATGTCAAGTGTGATCGTATCAGGAGACACTAGCGGCGCTGTAACGCTCTCCGCACCAGCAGTGGCTGGTACTGTGACTGTGACCTTGCCGTCTACATCGGGGGTTATGGCCGTTGGTGGCGGGACAATCACCACCCTTACCACCACAAGCGACATCACGGTTCAAGGGGTTACCGTAGGCCGTGGCGCAGGTGCTGTATCCGCCAACACTGCGGTGGGTGCTAGTGCTTTGGCGGCTAATACGAGTGGTTCTGAAAATATAGCATTGGGAACGGAGTCGTTATTTAGTAATACGACAGCATCTTCAAATACAGCGATTGGTTATCGGGCGCTTAAATTTAGTACAGGGGGCTTAAATACAGCAGTAGGTTCAGGCTCTGGAAGAGATACAACTACAGCAACTGGAAATTCGTCTTTGGGCCAAAACTCTTTAGTGTTGAATACCACAGGGTCATCTAACACAGCTATGGGTAAAGATGCCCTCCTCTCCAACACCACAGCCTCAAACAACACTGCTGTGGGTTATCAAGCGGGGTATTCAAATGTAACGGGCACTCAAGTAGCGGCATTTGGCTATCAAGCGGGATATTTGAGTACTGGTAACTTTGGTGCATATTTTGGCAATCAAGCAGGATATAGCACCACTGGTGCGGCAAATACTTTTATCGGTTCTGGCGCTGGATACTCCGTTACTTCTGGTGCTAAGAACACCATCATTGGCGGCTTCAACGGCAACCAATACAGCATAGACATTCGCACAGAAAGCAACAAGATTGTGCTGTCTGATGGGGATGGCAATGCTCCGGGCTTTTATGACGATAAAGGCAGTGCTACTTATGCTGGGGCAAGTGTAAGCTTAACTGGCGGTGGAGCCGCAGTGGCTATATGTACAACTGGTTCAATATGGCGTATCAATAACACATTGACATCAGGCATGGTTATGGTCGTCGCATCTGGCTCAAATAGTTTGGATGGCGGCTGGGAGGGAGCATGGCTATTGCATATCTCAAAGGGTTTTGGTGCTTACGGAGTTACCGTAATGGCATCCAATCTTCTTCTAAACACTGGCGGGTACAGTTTTACTTTTACGCTTGACGCAAGCAATTTATATGTTTCGGCTGGAAAAACCACAAATTTTAGTTACGCATTGACTCGTCTTGGTAGCGCCGGTACGGGTTAAAAAACACAATGGAGAACACAATGGAAAACGCATCAATTTTCACCGAAGAACAAATCGCATTATTTTCCGCACAAGCGGAAGCCAATGCGTACAAAGCAAAGCGTCAGCAAGAATATCCACCAATCACGGATTATCTTGATGCGGTAGTAAAGGGTGACCAAGCGCAGATTGATGCATACATCGCCGCTTGCCAAGCAGTCAAAGCCAAGTATCCCAAAGGAGCCGCATAATGGCCTCATCAATCAACGCATCTACATCCGCCGGGGTAGTAACGACTGCTGACACAAGCGGGGTGTTAAACATCCAAACCGCTGGGACAACGGCGATCTCCATTGACGCAAGCCAAGCGGTGTCGTTTACCAACGCACCCACAGTCACAGGCGGCATAGCCAACGGCGTGGCTTATCTCAACGGCTCCAAGGTGCTGACCACGGGTAGTGCGCTTCAGTTTGATGTTAATAATACATTTAGCATTAGCCAAGCCAATAATGCCTCCTGTGCAGTTTTCACAAACAGTAATGCTTCTTTGTCTGGTTTTGGTAATTCCGGTTTGTTAATACAGTTTGCACAAAACACAACAAACAACAGTTATTCGCCATTAAGCGTTTACAACTCCGGTGCTGCGGCGTACAAGTTTAGGATGGCAGATTCGGGCGCAATTGCAACTGCTGGTAGCATTTCTCTTGGGACAGTTACTCCAGCCACATCGGGGATTGGCGTTCAATTCCCCGCAACTCAATCAGCATCATCTAACGCAAACACACTAGATGATTATGAAGAGGGGACTTTCACTCCTACAGTTACAGCGACTTCTGGGTCAAACGGTGGAGGTACTTTTACTGGATCTTATATAAAAATAGGCAGATTTGTATACGTTACTTTAGGTGCAGTAAGCGTATCAAAGGGAACGCTATCTGGGACTATCAATGTAGGTGGATTGCCTTTTGAGGTAAACGCTATAAATGCAACGGCAACTTGCCGATGGGAACTTGGCTCTGGAGGAGTCCCAGCCGTTGGGACAACCATTATGTGTCCTCAATCGTCAGGCAGTACAACATTAGAGATTCAACAGTTTAGTAACAGTGGATATTTAGGACTTATTGCAGCAGGTAATTTAGGCGCAACATTTAGTTTTTACAACATCACATATTCATACATTACATTAAATTAACCCCAAGAGTTCATTAGCTTGATTGGATTGGTCAAGCTGGACACAACCAAAGGAACACACCATGTCACTCACCAAAACCACCACCATCGATCAAATCACTGTTTGCGAGAACGGCGTCGTCTTGTACCGTGAAGCCACCCGCATCATGGAAGACGGCAACGAACTGAGCAAGACCTACCACCGCTCAAGCCTCACGCCGGGTCAAGACTTGACGGGCATCCCTGCCAATGTCGTTGCAATCTGCAATGTGGCTTGGACTGCTGAAGTCATTGCGGCGTATCAGGCTCAAGTGGCGGCACAATCACAAGGAGCATAACCATGGCGATCACGCTAGACGGAACCACTGGGATCACCACCCCAGGACTTACAAACACAGGCACAGAAACCCTTGTTAACCTGACCACCACAGGCAACACCATCCTTGGGGATGCCAGCACAGACACGCTCAATGTGGGCAACGGCAATCTGGTGACGGATGCAAGCGGGAATGTGGGTATTGGTAATACTTCTCCAGCGGCTCGTATTGATGTGTTTCGTTCTACCGTTGGCACATATTTCTTAGGTGGTGGTGGCGACAATGTAGCTCGTCAATTGGCTATTAAAAGTAGCACAACAACTAACTCAGGTGACACACACACTTTTGATGCGCAGTCTGGTACAGGTATATTGGCTTTTGCAACCACAGGAACAGAGCGTGCCCGTATCGACACCAGCGGTAACTTGGGTGTTGGTACTACAAGTCCAAGTACTTATGGTAGGTTGGTTTCTTTAAACACAGCGGGCGGTGCATACGCAATATCCGCAGTTGGCAATGACCAATCAAATACTCGCATACGCATTAGAAACACGGGCGGGGCTGATTTTACGATTGTTGGTGGCACACCCGGCTTAAGCAATGCTGGTTTAGCAATATATGATGAAACAAATAGCGCAACCAGAATGCTTATCGACTCCAGCGGTAACTTGCTGGTGGGGGATACAAGTGCGGCAGGAAGAGTTTTAGCCAAAAGCGCCACATCTGATGGAACTACATCTTCATATGTTGCCAAAAATTCATCAGGCACTATATTGCTTGATATCATCAGTACAGGCTATTTCAAAACTGGTGTTGCCGCAAACTCGCCTTACAACAATGCGTCTGGTTCTGGCGCAAACATGGTTGTTGGGTCTGATGGCGCACTGTTTCGCTCAACATCATCTTTGAAATATAAAACAGATGTTCAAGATGCAACTTTTGGCATTGCCGATGTTCTAAAACTTAGAGCAGTTACATACAAAGGCAAAGGAATATTTGACGGGAATAAAGTATTTGCTGGCTTGATTGCAGAAGAAGTTCACGATTCTGGACTAACACAATTTGTGCAATATGCAGATGATGGTTCGCCCGATGCTTTGAGTTACGGCAACATGGTGTCTTTGTGCATCAAAGCCATCCAAGAACAACAAGCCCTCATCACAACCCTCACCGCCCGTATCACTGCACTGGAGTCAGCATGATTAAACTGGAACTGCCAATTGACGCTGTAAACATGATCCTTGGGGCTTTGGGGGAACTTCCTGCCAAGACCAATGCAATGGCGCTGATGCTTGAGATCAAGGCGCAGGCCGACCCCCAAGTGCCCAAAGAAGAACCTAAACCTGAAACCGTGCAATGATCTTTGGAGCGGCGGCATTTGCTCAAGCACCGTTCGCTGCGGCGGCGGGAAACTTCTTCGCTTGTGAAGTTGCTGAAACTGCCACTGCCACCGACTCCACAGCTTCTGCTGCTACCTTTGCCACCAACTTTGCCGACACGGCAACAGCCACAGACACCACGGCGTCCAGCTTCCAAATCAACTCAGCGGTCAGCGAAACCGCTACCGCCACGGACAGCACAGCCTCCCTTGTAACAGTCAATGCTGCCACCAGCAACACAGCCACAGCCACAGACTCAATCTCCTCCAAGGCCACATTTGGCACGGCTGTCAGCGAAACCGCTACAGCCACAGACTCACCCTCCAGTCTGCCAACCTACGCCGTGTCCACCTCCGACACTGCCTCGGCCTCTGATACCATTGCTGCTGGCGCTGTGTTTACTCCTCGGGTTGCTGAAACTGCTACGGCAACGGATGCCGTTGGGGCCATTTTTGTTTACCCCTGCGCGGTATCTGAGACAAGCACCGCCACAGACACGCCGTCATCAAAAACCATGTTCCCAACCGCAGTCAGCGAAGCCGCGTCCGCTGCCGACACTACCGCATCCAAACACACAGCCATTTGCTTTGTCAGCGAGTCTGTCACTGCCACAGACACAGTAACCACAGCCGCCACAGTCTTGGCGTCCGTTCAGGAATCCGTCACTGCGGCTGATGCCTTTGTGCGCCGACTGCTCTGGGAGCCGATAGATGACGATCAGTCTCCAGGCTGGACAAGCATCCCTGCAACGGTGACAATCAGCGATGTAGCCACATTTGGTGGTTTAGTGTTTGGGGATGTGTCCATAGCAGGTCAGTACAACAACACTTGGGCACCTGACAACTCCCAGTGGACTCAAATCAATGACACGCAAACCCCCACATGGACAGAAGTTGTTCAATAAGGAAAACCAATGAGTACGTATTCATCAAATCTGCGGATTGAACTCATCACCAACGGCGCCCAAGCGGGTACGTGGGGGGATACAACCAACAACAACTTGGCCTATGTGCTGGACTCTTCGGTTGCCGGGTATCAGACGGTTAGCGTCACCGCCGCCAGTCAAGCTCTGACATACACCAACGGCCCAACGTCCACGGCAGCAAACAACCAAGCCGTGTACGCCATGTTGCGGTTCACTACTACGACTGGGGCGGCTTTTGCTGTCTATGCGCCGCCAAACTCCAAGGCATATATTATTTGGAACAACAGCGGATACTCGTTGACCATCTACAACTCGACTGTGATTGGTAATACCACAGCAGCGGGTACTGGAGTTACGGTTACCAATGGCTCCAAAATCATGGTCTGGTCTGATGCAACCAATTTCTATGAACTGCAAGCAGCCAATCTGACAGGTACTTTGGCCGTTGCCAATGGTGGTACGGGCGCAACCACAGCAGCCAGCGCAAGAACAAACTTAGGGTTAACCATTGGTACGGATGTTCCAGCCCCCACGGGTACGGGCGCATCTGGCACTTGGGGTATTAACATCTCTGGCAACGCTGCCACGGCTACAAACGGACTGACTACAGGCAATTACAACAGCTATGCACCTACGCTGACAGGCACGGGGGCGTCGGGTACTTGGGGTATTAGCATTTCTGGCAATGCGGCTACAGCCACAAACGGTTTAACTACAGGTAACTACAACAGCTACGCGCCTACATTGACAGGCACAGGTGCGTCGGGTACATGGGGCATTTCTATTTCTGGCAACGCTGCCACCGCCACAAGTGCCACTTCGGCTACAAACGCCACCAATGCAACAAATGCAACAAATGCAACCAATTCAACTTATGCCACAAACCCGGCATCTGGTGGTTCATTTATAACATCGAGCAACATTGGCTCTCAGTCTGTTGCCTCTGCTACCAACGCCACAAATGCCACAAACGCTACGAACGCTACCAACTCAACCTATGCTACAAACCCAGCTTCGGGCGGGTCGTTTATAACGTCTAGCAACATTGCTTCTCAGTCTGTTGCCTCCGCCACAAACGCCACCAACGCAACAAACGCCACTAATGCAACGACTGCTACGACGGCAACAACTGCCAATGCTGTAGCTGCCGGGGCTGTGGGTGTTGCTGGTCTTGCTACTGCTGCCATACCAATTGGCGCATCTCAGACTTGGAGCGCTCCGTCCAGAGCGCTTGATACAACGTACACCAACAGCACGGGTAGACCAATTCAAGTTTTGATTTCTTTAAATAACTCGTCTTCATCAACGTTCTTTTATTTTTATATAGATAGTCTTATTGCGTCTTCTCAAGGCAGAAACGGTAGTGCAAACAATACTGCAAGCATATCTGCCATTATTCCCAGTGGGAGTACATACAAGGTAGACACTGTAGTAGGCGGTAGCGGGTTTACGCTAGGTACTTGGGTTGAATTGAGTTAAAGGGTAACAAATTGATCCGATCACGGCATTCGCACTCTGCAAGGGAGCCTATGAAGGCATAAAAGGGTGCGTTGCCGTTTATCAAGACCTGAAGAAGACTGGCAATGATCTGTCAAAGATCACCACTGAAGTTGGCGGCGCACTGTCAAGCTTCTTCAAAGGCCACGCAGAGTTGGAAGCCAGCCATGAGAAAGCAGAAGTTCAACGGGAAGACAATCAGAAGAAAGGTATCAAAGACGATCTTGCCACACAAGCCATAGACAATGTGATGTATCTGCGGCAGACCAAGCAGTTTTACGCTGATCTTGAGAAAATGGTGCGCTGGGAGATGGGAATGCCCGATATGTGGCGTGACATCGTAGAAGAGTACCAGCGGCTCTTGGATCAGAAATCGGAACAAGCGGCTCGTGAACTGTACGAAAAGCGGGTAAAAGCATGGCGGCGACAAAGGTTAAAAAATCAGATACTGGACAGGGCGCTGGAAACGGTGGTGGTGGTTTTCGTAACCGGATACCTGATATGCCTAATGTGGATAATCAGTCTTCATCATCGGGGTCGTTTGGATACCTTTTTGTCCTGATCTTGTTTGCGCTGGTTTTTGTGCTGATGATTCCTCTGGTGGGGATGCTGTATGTGGACACAATGGTGGTGAAGCGCGAAGCCAAAGCGCAAATGGAAAAAACCGAAAAACTGCGCAAGCAGATTGAAGACGAAAGGAAAAAAGATGCTAACCCTGTTCTCATCCCTCATCAGCTTTCTGATGGGCGGACTCCCAAAAATCCTTGAATTCTTTCAAGACCGGGCCGACAAAAAGCATGAGTTGGCACTTGCCGCCATGCAGACTGAACGGGAACTGACGCTCAAGAAAGCTGGTTTGGAAGCGCAGGAGCGTATAGAACACATCCAGACTGAGCAGATTCAGATCAACGCAGAGGTCACCAACGCACAGACAGCCATGCAGGAGCGCCAAGCCCTGTATGCACACGATATAGCCCTGGGCCAAGGGGCCAGCACATGGGTTATCAATATGCGTGCGGCCACCAGAAGCGTCATTACCTATGGCATGTTTGCCATGTTCATGTTTGTAGAGGTGTTTGGCTTCTATTACGCTTGGCATACCAATGTTGCATTTGATGTGGCGCTGAACCAATTGTGGGACGCTGACACCCAGATCATCTGGGCTTGTATCGTGAGCTTCTGGTTTGGCGGTCAGGCGTTCAAGAAATAAGGATGTGATATGGAAGAGTACGCACCCCTTGCTGGTTTAGAAGATGCCACCCACTACTTTACGGGCAAACGCGGGTCTATATACGCAGCCCACCCAGATGCCAGCACTACTGGATACCGTGAGCCGTCAAACATGCCAGGGACTGGTCAGCAGATGCAACCAAGATCATCAAAGACTTTTTATGCAGACCCCAAAAGCGCATTAACAATCCAAGACTGGATGGCAAACGAACATATTGGCACGCGGCTTTTGCCACAAATGGACGAAGACGGAAAACTTAGCGCGGTTCAAGTACAAATGACGCAGGCGCATCCCAAACGAAAAGAAAAAGTTGGCGATATTGTGGCTACTGTGCCCATTTCGGCAGTGCCTAAAGAAGGTTTACACCCCATAGAACTTATGCAAAGTTCTCGTTTTGGAGTGGGTGAAAGCCCTGCTGGAACAAAAGGCAAGTTCCATATTGGAAGTCAGATTGAAAAAGTGTTGCCGCTTGTTGGGGGTAGGAGCGGCTATCGTCCCGGCATAGATAATTTGCAACACAGTATAAATCCGTTAAAAATGGCAATGGGGGGTAGTGTTGAATTGCCATCAGATTACCGCGCAGGCGGTAGGGTTCGGATGATATGAACGTCAGCCCAGAGGCCATCAAGGTCATCTGCCACCACGAGGGCATTCGGTACAAGCCGTATCGGTGCCCAGCATTGCTTTGGACAATAGGAGTTGGACATGTACTTTACCCAGACCAAGCTAAGATACCAATGGATCAAAGAGGAGATTACCCGCTTCGCCCAGAAGATAGCCGTGTTTTTTCAAAGGAAGAAGTAGATGGGATTCTCAGGTTTGATCTTGCAAGGTTCGAGCGTGGAGTTGCTCAGTTTTGCCCCGTTCCCCTTACACAAGGTATGTTTGATGGCCTTGTCAGCTTTAGTTTTAATGTCGGTCTTGGAACACTCCAGCGTTCAACGCTTCGTCAAAAGCTGCTTCGGGGCGATAAAGCGGGTGCTGCGGAAGAACTCTTGAAGTATTGCATGGCTGGTGGGAAAATACTCAAAGGGCTGCAAAACCGTCGAATTGACGAACGCGCCATGTTCTTGTCATAGGAATCAAAATGCCTTTACAGAAGCTTGCGTTTAGGGCGGGGACAAACCGAGAAAACACCAACTACGCCAATGAAGGTGGCTGGTGGCAAACCAACAAGGTGCGTTTCCGTTCGGGACAACCAGAAAAAATTGGCGGTTGGGCAAAAGACAATGGTGCTTTATCTACTGATGTTGCAGGCACAACCACTAGCATTACATATCCAACAACGGGAACGCTGTGGGGCGTATGCCGCGCCATGTGGAACTGGGTTACTCTTTCTGGCTATAACTTGTTGGCAATGGGTACCAATCTCAAGTACTACATCCAAAACGGCCCAGGTGGTAACTTTTATGATGTGACTCCCATAACGGGTATTCCTCCCGCAGCAGTCAGTGTTGCTTCCAATGCTTTTACTACGACTGCTTCTTCGTCAGGCACCGCCCGGTATGTAACGGTGAAATGTAACGTCTCTGGTTACAACGGGCAGACAAACGATTTCGTAACCATTTCTGGGGTAGCCAGTGCGGTCAACGGCATCCCTGCCGCAAACCTTAATGCAGAATTTCAAATTACTTATATTAGTAGCTCTCAGTTCTCTATACAGGTCTACGTTTCATCTGCCGTTACGGTGACTGCGGGAACCACTGGCGCAGCCTCGTTTGCCTTTCAAATCACAACAGGTGGGGATGTGTACACCGTGGGTGTGGGCTGGGGTGCAGGTGTGTGGGGCAGTTACACAGGTGGTCCAGGATGGGGCGCAGCAGCTCCCGCAGGTCTTGGTATTGGACTGCAACTGCGCACTTGGAGCCAATCAAACTACGGTCAAAACTTGGTGTTTAACCCTCGTGGCGGGGCAATCTACTACTGGGTAGCGGATTCAAACCCAACCATCTTTAACCGCGCTCAAGTGGTTAATGCCAGTAACACCAACACGCAGAACAGTGTTGCTTATTGGGATGCGGACTCCACTTGTCCAACGGTATGCAATTTTGTGTTGGTGTCGGACGCCAGTCGATTCACAGTTGCTTTTGGCACAAATGATCCAACCGGGGTGTATGCCACCGCAACGCTAGACCCCATGCAAATACGTTGGTCTGACCAAGAAAATTTGTTGGTTTGGACACCCGCCATTACCAACCAAGCGGGAGATTACAGGTTAAGCCACGGATCGTCCATTATTACGGCTCAACAAACCCGGCAAGAAATTTTGGTGTTTACGGATTCCACAATCTACTCTATGCAGTATTTAGGCCCGCCCTATGTGTGGAGCTTTCAGATTCTGGGCGACAACATCTCTATTGCTGGCCCCAATGCAGTAGCCACAGCCAACAACATCACATATTGGATGGGGTTGGATAAGTTTTATATGTACTCAGGCCGGGTGGAAACGTTGCCATCTACGTTGCGTGAGTATGTGTACACAGACATAAACATCTCCCAATCTTTCCAATTTGTTGCGGGAACCAATGAGGGCTACAACGAAGTTTGGTGGCAATATTGTTCTTCCAATTCAAACGTGGTTGACCGCTATGTTATATACAACTATTTAGATAACGTTTGGTACTACGGCGATTGGTCAAACTACACAGGTACGGCCTATCAAGGTAGAACAGCGTGGTTGGACAGTGCGCTACGTCAATTTCCTATGGCAGTTACCTATGGCGCTGCTGGCGGCAGTTCAAACGCGCTACTGGTTTATCACGAAAATGGCGTAGATGATGGCACGGTTAACCCACCTACTCCAATTGTGGCCAATGTGCAGTCATCTGACTTTGACATTGGGGATGGCAACAACTTTGGGTTTGTGTGGCGTTTAATCCCTGACCTGACGTTTGACGGCTCTAACGTTAACCAGCCGACTGCGTATTTCACTGCTTTGCCTCGGACTTTCCCTGGTGCGGCATACGGAAACTCGAACGACCCGGCAGTGGTAAGCACCCAGAACTACCAAAATCAGATTACGTACAGCGTGCAGCAGTTCACCCAGCAGGTCTATGTTCGAATACGTGGGCGGCAGATGGCGTTCAAGGTCAGTTCTGGAACCACAGGGTCAGCAACGGATGGGCTGGGTGTGCAGTGGCAACTGGGCGCTCCTCGTATTGACATTCGCCCGGATGGGAGGAGATGACATGGGATTTAAAACCGTTACTCCCCCGCGCCTGCCATCGGCTCCAGATCAATACAGTGCTCAATATCAAGAGCAATTTATGAACATTCTGCGGCTATATTTCAACCAAATAAACAGCCCTACTCCTGCCGTTTTTGCGTCTGCTGGCGTTGGGACTACCGGGGTGGTGTCGGGTATGACATTTGCCCAACCAAGTCTCACTACACCCGGACAATCCGTTATCAGCCTGCCAACGCAAGCTGACTTTGCCAACCTGCGTTCTGGTGACATTTACTACGATACTTCGGGCGGTGTGGCAACCAGCTACCCTTTGCGGATAAAGGTCTAACATGATACCATTTGACAATATATTAGGAGATCCACATGTCTGGATTTGAAGCACCCGCAGCAGAAGTTCTACTTGAAACCGGCGCGTTTGATATGGGCGTTGGAGGTGTTGGTGAGGCCATGGGACTTGCTGGCACAGGCGCTGGAACCGCCGCCGGGATTGCGTCACTAACTGGATTGGGAGATGGCACGGCTATGGGGATGATCCCAGAAGCACCCGCCGTTCCTGGTTTAAGCTCACTAACACCAACACTACAAACGGCAAATCCTGCGGCTTATGATCAAATAGTTAATGCGTTTAAAGATGCCGGCGTTGGAAACAATCCTTTAATGAATGGTGCGGCTGTTAATGTGGCTGGTGGAGCAGGAACAAATGCCGCAGCATTTGATGCGTTGAATGCGGCTGAAGGCGCAAATTACGGTGGTTCCGGGTTTAGTCAATTCCCAGGAGCTGGCACTGAAAGCGCAAGTTCACTTGCCAATGCAAGCATGTTTCCTTCTGAATTTGATTTGGCATCCTCAGAGCTTGGCCAAAATCAAGAGTTACTCAAAATGGGTAACCAAGGTGGGCCAAGCGCTTTTGAGTCCGTTATGAAAGCGTATAGCTCTATCCCCAAAGAACTTCGATATGCTGGTATAGGGTATGGCGCACTCCAAGCTTTAAATGCTGACAAGAATAAATACGGAACGCCGCCACAAGAAAAGTATTCTGGCCCGTTAAGTAAGTTTCAATATGACCCAAGTCGATATACTCCAACCACAACCTCTCAACCTACGCCATATACGCCCACTAGATATTCGTATGCTGAAGGCGGCATTGCCAGCTTGGGTGGTTATTCAGATGGTGGGCGCATGCTCAAAGGCCCAGGAGATGGCATGAGCGACAGCATTCCTGCAACCATAAGCAACAAACAACCTGCCCGTTTAGCTGATGGCGAGTTTGTTGTACCTGCTGATGTGGTATCCCATCTTGGCAACGGCTCCACTGATGCCGGGGCAAAACAGTTGTACAAGATGATGGATAAAGTCCGCGTAGCCCGCACAGGAAAAAGTATGCAAGGCCGTCAAATTAATCCGCGCAAATACGTTCCGGCATGAATCTTTTAGTCCAGCACGTACCGCAGCAGTTTGTTGCTCAAACTTGGCCTTTGGTCGAAGAGCATATTGCTGCTGCCCAAAAATTTAATGGTAACGATTATTCGTTAGACCAAATAAAAATGTATGTGGCACTGGGTCAGTGGGTTTTATTGGTGGCTTCTGATGAAGAAAAGAATGTGCATGGTGCGGCGACCATATCTTTTGCAAATTACCCCAATGATCGGGTTGCTTTTGTAACGGCAATTGGCGGTAAATTAATTTCAAATGATGACACATTTGAGCAATTAAAAAATGTTTTGCGCAGTATGGGTGCAACAAAGATTCAAGGTGCAGTACGGGAATCAATTGCCCGTCTGTGGAAGAGGTATGGGTTTGCTGAACGCTACACCGTAGTAGAGGTGAAAATATGAAAACAAGTTTTTCTCGTCAAGAATTGTATGCTTTGGGCGAGATGCTCGGAGATGGCGTTACTCGTAAAGAGGGTGGCCGCATTATTTATGGTGGTGGCGGTGGCGGCGGTCCAGCACCACAAGCTCAACCTACTCAAACTACGGTACAAAACACCAATATTCCTGAGTATGCAAAGCCGTATGTAGAAACCATGTTGGGTTCTGCTCAACAGCAAGTTTACAACTACGACAAAGATCCGGTGACTGGGGCAATGACCCCAACTACGATCAAGCCGTACCAGCCGTTTAGTTCTGACCCAAACAGTTATTTTGCTGGGTTTCAACCATTACAACAAAACGCTTTTAAACAGATTGGCCAACTTGGAACTGCTCCACAGTTGGACACAGCGTCTGGTCTGGCGGGTTTGGCTGGGCAACGCGCCATGGGGGCAAACTACCAAGCAGGGCAGTTTGATAATCAGTTCCAAGCTCCGCAAAATTATCAAGCCGGGCAATTTAACGCCCAACAAGTTAATGCGCCTGGGTTGCAAAATTATAAGATGCAAGGGCCGTCAGATGTAAATGCGCCTGGGCTACAACAATATCAAATGGACCCAGCCCAACAGGTGGGTACCCAAGATTACACGGGCCAGAATGTCAGTCAGTATATGAATCCCTACATGCAGAATGTGGTGGACATTCAGCAACGTGAAGCACAGCGTCAAGGGGACATTGCAGGAACGCAGCGTGCTGGACAAGCTACTCGATCTGGCGCGTTTGGTGGTTCTCGTGCCGCCATCATGGATGCAGAAGCCGCTCGTAACTTAGCCATTCAAAAAGGCGATATCCAAGCATCCGGGCAGAACGCCGCGTTTCAAAACGCTCAGCAGCAATTCAACGCCCAGCAACAGGCTAATTTGCAAGCACAGTTGGCCAACCAAGGCGCGGGTCTTACTGTGGGCCAGCAGAATCTTGGCGCTCAATTGGGCATACAACAACTGGGCGCAGGGCAAAACCTTCAGTCTCAGCTTGCTAATCAGCAGATGGGTTACAACGTAGGCCAGCAAAATCTTGGTGCGCTGTTACAAACTCAACAACTTGGCGCTGGGCAAAACCTCCAAGCACAGTTGGCCAATCAACAGCAAGGCATGACCGCGCAACAATTAGGTGAACAGTCTCGTCAATTTGGTGCTGGTCAAGGCATGACTGCTGCTCAGCAACGTGCACAGTATGGGCTGGCTGGGCAACAAGCTGGGGAGCAATCTCGTCAGTACGGCGCAGGTTTGGGTATGCAAGGATTGCAAACCGGGCTGTCCGCAGCGGGCCAATTGGGTCAACTGGGCCAAACTATGTACGGCCAGCAGGTTGGAAACATTGGATTGCAGCAACAAGCAGGTGGTCAACAGCAGGCTATGGAGCAGGCCAAGATCAATCAGCAGATTCAAGATTACGGTACGGCTCAACAATACCCAATGATGCAGTTGGGTAACATGAGCAACTTGCTACGCGGACTTCCAATGCAGGCAACTACGGCTCAAACTTATCAAGCTGCCCCCAGCACTCTGTCTCAAGTTGCTGGATTGGGTACGGCGGGTATCGCCGGCTTGGGTTTATATAACACCATGAATAGAGGTGCCGCATAATGATTAATAGTCTTGACACCAAAGCCCGCATGGCTGAAAAGTTGTCCATTCCGCAGTTGCAAACGGCTATTCAAAATGGGACTATTCCGTCTTTTATTGGCATTCCTTTGCTCAATCAAAAAGTTACTGATGCTCAAAAAGCAAAGATGGCTTCTCAACGAATGCAGCAACAACAGCAGGGGCCACAGCCAACCATTGCAGATCAGGTTATGCAACATGCTCAAGCAACAGCCGGCATTCCCGCATTGCCTACAAACCTGTCTGATGAAGAGTCTTATGCAAATGGTGGCATCGTTGCCTTTGCCGGTGGCGGCACCAGCATGTCTGACATGGCGTCTCAATATTTAGGCGATGAAGACGACGATGAGATGGACTATGTGCGCGCTCTCTTAGCCAGCATGGATGAAGAGCAAAATCCAGAAGAAGAAGAGTCGGGCGATGAAGATATGGGCGAGTCAGAGGTATCGACGCCATCTACTAGTATTCCATTGCTTGCCAAATATATGCGCGAGTCTGCAACCGCCAAAGAAGAGGGTATGCCTGCTCGGACTGTTGGCCGGGAAAAAGAAGCCGTGTACTCACCTGTTGGTGGTATCAGTCCAGAATTGCTTTCTAACATTCGTACTGAGCAGCCTGCCACCGGGGTGGATGATCGTTTGCTCAAGCATGTTTTGCACAAGGAAAGCCGTGGTCAGCGCTATGACAAAGACAATAATTTGCTGACCTCGCCCAAGGGCGCTCAAGGTGAGATGCAAGTCATGCCCGGCACTCAGCGTGATCCTGGCTTTGGCGTTAGGCCCGCTCAAGATAACAGTCCTGATGAGATGGCCCGTGTTGGCCGCGACTATCTAAAGGCTATGCAAGCGCGATATAAAGACTCCAAGTTGGCTGCTATTGCCTACAACTGGGGGCCGGGTAACACTGACAAATGGTTGATGGCTGGGGCTGACCCTAGCAAACTACCTGCGGAGACAAGGAACTACATTCAAGGTTTGGCTAATGGCGGCATTATTGGCTTGGCTGGCGGTGGTTTGGGCGACATATTTAACATGACTCCTGAAGAGGCTCGTGAATATGCTCGGCGTCAAATGAAGATTGGTGATGCTCGTGCCGCATTCTCGGCCATGCCCGCTAATTCAGCTGCCTCTGCCCCAGCCAAAGCCGGAATCACGGCTTATGATGTTTCTGATGAAGCCAAGAAGATACGTGAAGAGGCTGCTCGTCGATTGCGTATGGAGCAATTAAGAGCAGCATTTAGTGCCAATCCTGCGGCTCCTGCTGCCGCCGCTCCAGCCGAAGTTTCTGCTGGTTTGTCTTATATGGACAAGATTAAAGCATTGGCTGGTAGGGCTGGTGCCGCTGCATCACGTTTATCTCCCGCCTCTCTTGGGCTTATGGCATTGACTCCAAGCACGCTAAATGCAAATGAGGATGAGGAGCTTGCTCGTCGCAGAGATATGCCCCCTACCATTACAACTAATGAGAAGCTGCTTCCTATGAAGCCGTTAACAATTGAAGATAAGATTGCTTCAGAAATTAAACGCATTGAAGACGCTGACGAAAAAAAGCGCAAACTAAGTCCTGGCGCTCGGGAAGAATTTGCAAAAAATTGGTTGGCAAGAAATGTTATGCCAACCATGCAAACTCAAGAAACCTTGAGAGGTGCCAACACTGCTTACGCAAGAGATCAAGAAGATGTAGCGCGTGAAAATGAAGATGAGCGCAAATCAGTTTTGCAAGGTGCAAATGAAGCCGTGTCTCAGGAACAGGCAGATTTAGTTTCAGGCCAAATGCAAATGGCTGAAAATAAAGAAGCTGGCGCAGTCAAGAAGGAAGAAGGCGCTAAAGAACTAAGCGGCCTTGAGAAGCTTCTTGCCGAACGATCTGCTGCCAGCAAACAACAGCGCGAGATTGACAATTACATGGCGTTACTTTCTGCCGGTTTTGGCATGATGGGTGGTACATCACCCTATGCCTCGGCCAACATTGGTCAGGGCGCACAGCAAGGTATTGCCACCTTCCAAAGGTCTGCTGCTCAGCGGGCGCAGGAAGAGCGTGACATTCTTTCTGGTCAGTTGGCTATGGAGAAGTACGGGCCTTTGCGTGAGATTCAAAGGGCGCAGCTTGAGGCTAAAGAAAGAGCAAGTACAGCTGCGCTTGAACAAAAGAGTTTTAAAGACAGAGAGGCTATTCGTTTGCGTACCGAAGGAATGGTGCAAAAACAAAAAATTGCTGACGCCAAGAGTCTAGATAAGATGGAAGATTTAATGGTAAAGAGGCTTATTGCAGACAAAAAAGGTGCATATACAGACGCCATGAAAGCCCAAGTCGATGCTGATGCACAAATGAAGTTGCTTGCAAATAAACGATACAGAGAGCTTTACAAAAGCGTTCATAACGTTGATCCGGGCGGCAATGAAGGCATCTTGGACTATGATATTAAAACCAGATCATTGCGTTAAGGATTGCCATGCCCATAGTCAATGTACCGGGGGTTGGTCAGGTTAGATTTCCTGACGAAATGTCCCAGAAGGACATCATTGATGCCATTGAAAATGACATCCTAAAGCGACCAAAAGAAGAGCCAACGTTTCTTCAGCGGGCTAAGGCTGCGGCGAAACGTGGCTTGGAAGAGCCAGTTGAAAGCGTTGCCGGTATAGGGCTTGGCTTGAAGTCTGCTATTGGGATGAAAGAGCAAGCTGGTCAGCAAGCCGCTGATATTCGTAGAGAAGCGGCTCAACCCAAGGAAGGCCCAATGCCTACCACCTGGGAAGAGCTAGAGCAAACCTACGGCAAAGAAGGCGCTATTGAGGCGCTTAAGAAATTTCCCACGTATGTGGCCGAACAGATACTGCAAAGTGCGCCAAGCATGGCCGCGCCTTTGGCGGTTGGTGCTGGTGCCGCCGCACTGTCCGGGCCTGCCGCACCTATTGTTGGCCCGCTTGCCGGCTTGGGAACGTATGGCTTGCAACAGTTTGGCCAATTCATGCAGCGTCAAGCTCAAGAGGGAGCTACTGGTGAAACCTTAGCACCCGGCAAGGCAGCTGCTGTGGCCGCGGCAACTGCGCCTCTTGGTTATTTTGCCGATAGATTTGCCCTTGGTTTGACCAAAGTTCCTGCCAAAGTTTTGGGTGAGGGTGCCCTTGCTGAACTGGCTAAGCGGACGGGTGCATCTGTTGCTGGTAGGGCGGCAACTGGGGCGGGCTTAGGCATTCTTGCCGAGGCACCAACTGAGGTGATTGAGCAAATTGCAGAGCGTTGGCAGGCCGGTCTTCCTTTGGATACAGAAGACGCCAAGCGGGAGTACAAAGAAGCTTTCTTTGGTGCTGCTGCGGTTGGTGGTGTTGGCGGTGCAGCCGCTCGTGTTTTGGGTGGTGCGCCTGATATTGAGCGCCGTCCGGGCATGGATTTGTTGAAGCCTGAGCAGGCTCCACCCGTTGCCCCGGAGCAACAAACTCCTGAGCAAGTGGCAACGTTGCCACCCTCTCCCGCCGGATTTACAGCCGATCAGGCTACTCAATTACGCCGTGAAGCAGCAATGGAAGAGCAGGCCAGGTTGCAAGAGCAGGCTGATGTTCAGCAATTTGAGCAACAGGCATTGCAAGAGCAACGTCAGGCTCAAGGGGCTAGGGTTGCTGGCTTGCCGGGCTTTACCGGTATGCCGGACGCCAATCAGCAGATCATTACCCAAGCCAGGGCTGATCAAGCGGCGCAAATTAAAAAAGATGAAGGCGCCCGCAAAGCAGCCATAAACCGGGTAATGAAGACTGTCTTCAGTGCAGACCCGGTAATGCAAACTATTTCCCAGCAAAGGGCGCTGGAAGAGCTTGGCGTGCCTCGTGCAAAGGCTAACGAAATTTCCACGGCTGATCCAATAAAGCAAGCTGAATTAATAGAGGCAGAGGCTCCTGAGTTTGTTCCGGCGGAGCGGGGACAGAAGAAGCCGCGTGGTGAGACTCTATTTGAAACTCCTCCAGAAGAGAAGCAAGAGATTGCTGATTTACGATCAGGCTTGGCATTGGTTAACAAAAACCTAAAGGAAGCTCAAGCCGGCAAAGGAAATTTGTTTTCTTATTTAAAAGGCAAGTTGATAGATCGTCCGGGAGCCTTCTCTTTGGCCGACATTGATAAAGACAACAAGCGGTTGCGTCAGTTGTATAACCCAAAGGGACAGGGCGCATTGTTGGAGGATCTAGTTGCAGATGGTGCGTTGGATGAGTACTTGCCGTTTGACAATCGTGCCAAGATTGGCATGGAACAAAATGAAAACTTTGACTCGCAAACGGCAATAGAACACATTGCTGAAAAGTTGCGCAACGGGGAAAACATTAACGAAGAGTCTGCTGTTCGTTTGCGCGCTTTGCAAAATCAGAAAGAAGAGTTAAAGAGTCGGATTGAGAATTTAACTTCTATTCCCGCGGCCAACTATGAGCTTGGCCAAATGGCTGAGCAACCTCGTGGAGAACTTACAGAGGCAGGTTTGCGTGACCTTGAGGATGATGCACGCTCTATTGGTGTAGACGTTGATAGCTTCAGAGAAGAGCTAAGCGAAAACATGCCAAATGCAAGCATTGAAGAATTCAAGGGCGCATATCAAAATGCCTTGTATGCGGCAACAAGCCGCGATCTAAAGCAAGATGCTTTATATTCACAAAAAGGCCCGGGCAGAATAACCAAAGCGGTTATGAGCGTTGTTAACTCTAAGCAAGCAAAGATGCAAAAAGAGTTGACGGGTAAGACAATGATTGAGGCCGCTCAGTGGGCGGTCAACAATGCTCCCAATCCATTTGCCAAACTGACGGCAAACAAAACACTGACCATGCTCAAAGAGTTGCAAGGTCGTGGCGTTACTTTTAACTTTGAAGTACAAGGCGGCAATGAGCGAAGCAGTATGCTCAGTGGCGCTGAAGGCGTTACCCATTTTTTGTGGGGCAAAGAAGGCACAAATGTAACAGTATTCCTCAATGGCGCGCCTGTCTTTGTTGACCAAAGAGGTTATCCATCTGGGATGACCTATGACACATTACTGCATGAGTTGCTTCATGTGGCAACGCGCACATCCACTAAATTCTTGCCGCCCAACCATCCGCTCATCAAAGATTTGAATGAGTTGTTTAACACTGTTGTCCGCAAGTACAACGCGGATGCCAAGACTGGTAAGTTGCCGCCCGTTCTGGAGCGGTACTACAAGCGGATTAACAACGTTCTTGCAACTCCAGATGAGTTGATCTCATGGGGTATGAACGACAAGGAATTCCAGAAGTACTTGAGCGAGATCAAGGTTGGCGACAAGACTGTATTCAGCCAGTTGATTGACTTGGTTCGCAAGCTTATTGGGATGGCCAAGCCATTTGAGACGGCCTTGGATCGTTTGGTGCGTACCACTGAAGGTTTGCTTGATCTTGATACGGAGTATTTGCAAAACGAAATGGTTTCGCAGACGTACTCTCTTGGAAAACCTGCGCCCGTACAAAAGGCTAAGCCCGTGCCCATGAGGCAGCAGGCTTTGTTCCAGAGATCAACGCCTGTGATGCAAGACACGCTTGAGGTACGACGCGAAGGGTTCTTCTTTGATGCAAAGAATTCTCCGCTGTATCAGAAGCGTAGTGCAGAAGATATCAAGTATCCAACCAAAGAACAGACTGCTGCGGCCATTGCAAGAAACGCAACCGCCCGGAAGATCATGCAAGAACGTGGCAACGTTGCCAATGGGGCATATGTTGGCTTGCGTCAAGATTTGAACATCAAGGATGCAAACCTACTGGCTGTGCATCAAGGCAAAGAGTCGTTGCATGAAAAGGGTGCCGGGTTCTTCTCTGGCGATGTGCAAACCTATTTGCCCGTTGCTACGCTTAAGAATGTCTATTTCAAGATTCGCCAAACCACACGCGAGGCAATTGCTGAAGGTAGAGAATTTAAGTCCAAGATGGGTAGCGCCGATGGCCAGATTGTTAAAACCGATCAACCAAACTTTGACGGCATTGAGTTAAGGTTTAACCCTTTCCGTGAGCATCTGTTTGTTGACGCAATGGGCCGTGCGGTCAAGTACGTTGATGAAGCAACAATCGTTGCTGGCCGTGCTTTTGCCAGGGGCAACATTGAATACTATGGCGAGGAAGATGCGCCTGCTCGTGCTGGCACTGCGCCTACTGCTGCCCGTTTGATGGGACAAGGCGAGGGGCAAATCAAGCCAATCATTGATGAGCCAAGTGGCAACGTTTCCATTAGTCAACAGCAAAGCTTGTTCATGCAGCAAGCCGCAATTGAAGACAACTTGCAAAAGCGGGCTGAAGGTTTCTACATTCGCGCTGATCAGTCGCCTTTGTATCAAAAGCGTAGCTCGTCTGATATGCCGCAAGTCACGGACGATATGTTCCAGCGGGCTTTGGCTATGCATGCCAAGGGCGCAAGAGTTGAGGGCAAGGGATCAAAGATTGAGCCGGGCGATTACGTTGGCGTCCGTCTGGATGTGCCTATCCGTGAAGCAAGCAAGAAGATTTTCCCGCCTAGTGGTTTGCCAATTCAATCTATCCACAAGGGCACTCGCTCTGGCATTGAAAACTCTAAGGGTTTTTTCAATAACCCAGTGCTGAAGTACGCGCCCAACATCACGATTAAGAATGTTCACTTTAAGATTGACCAAGCTGAACGTGCTGAAATTGCTACAGGTCGTAAGAAGTCCCCAATGGGCAGCGCAGATGGGCAGTTTGTTCGCATAGGCGATCCTAACTTTGACGGCATTGAGCTTGCGTTTAATCCCAAGAGGGAGCATCTGTTTGTTGATGCTCTTGGTCGTGCAATTAAATATGCGGATGAAATCACCGCAATGGGTGACCGTGTGTATGCCCGCGGGATGATTGAATACTACGGCGAGGAAGACATTCCTTCTGCTGGTGCAGCGCCTTCCCGTGCCGGACCTATGGTTCTTGAGACTGCTATTCAAGAGCCTGTGTTAAGGGCTGTGCCAGACACAAATGATGGACGTGTTTCTGATGGTCAGCAACAAAGTCTATTTATGCAACAAGGTTTGTTTGGTGAAGACAGCGATGCCGTTGCACTGGAAAAGATCAAGAAGGACTTGGTTCGATATGCATCTGGTATGAGCGGCCTATCTGATTTTGAAACTGGTGCCTATGCAAGAAGCGGACATCAAAGCAGCGGAGTTGGCGTGGATGTTGGATTGCTTTCTAAGAACGCAATTGATTCAATGGCTCATGCTGTGGTGGATTTTCGCGTTCCAGTCTTTGTTGACTCGGGTGCATTTGGTAACTTTAGGCAAATGATTAAAGGCAACCAGCCCAAGCCGCTGGACTTTGATGCCATTCTTTCCAAGTACGATGACATTACAAGTGCCATTGCAGAATTCAACGTTGCCGAAGATAACGACTATCCTCGCCCGCTTTTTGTAATGCCTGATATCGTGGGCAACCAGCGTGGCTCATTGGACTTGATCAAGAAGCACAAGAACTGGATAACTGGCGAGTTGACTGGAAATCTGAGCCAGCCAATTATTCCCATTCAAAAAGGGGGTTTAACTTTGGCGCAAGCCTACCAAGAGGTTGTCAATACCCTTGGTAGAGATGATTTTATTGTTGGTGTTCCATCTAACGCAAAAGCGGTTAGTAGGGATGACCTGATTAAGTTCTTGCGTGAAGCACAGCCCAAGAGGGTCCACTTCCTTGGTGCCGCTGCGGACGCCAAACTCAATCCATTGTTGGGTGTTGTGGCTCATGTATCACCCAATACAAGGGTTACGGCTGATGCAAGCAAGGTGCGATCTTCCATTCTTGATGGCGTTGCCAAAGGTAAGACAAGGCAGCAAGCAATTATGGATGCGTTGTATGACGCACAAGATGTTGCCGTTGCTCCGTATTTATCTGAAAGCTTGTCCAAGCAAGCCGCACCTACGCCTACGCCTATTGGCGAACAGTCATTGGAGATTCTTGCTGGCATGGGCCGGGAGCCAAAGGCACCAGAGCCAGGATACATCCAGCGTGTGAGGCAATCTTGGGATAACGCGGTTGACAATCCAAAGGCTACGGCTGAGGCTGCACAGTCTGGATTCCGTCGATACGCGGACATGATTGAAACCTATGCGTTCTCTAGCGATGCCGCGCTGAACAATCAGATTCGCCGGGCAATCATGGAGTCCACTCTTGGCCAAGAGGAAAAGATTGGCGCGCTAATGAACGTCAGTCTCAGCCAGACTGTTCACTCTGACGCCATCTCAAACTTGTTCCTGATGAAGGGCGACGTTCGGTTCAACAAAGAGTTGAGCAAGTGGGAGGGTGTTGATAGCGAATACAACATCGTGAATCTCTCCAAAAAGCTGGATGAGATTGCCGCCAAGTATGGTTTAACCAAAGAGCAGATTCAACTTATCTCTCACACCGCATTTGAAGCAAAGCGCACAAAGTCATTGATCCGTTTCAACGATCAGATTGATGCTGAGGTGGCGGAGTTGCGTGCAATGGCCGCTGAAGAACGCCAGAAGGGCAACGCCGTTAAGGCCAGCACTTTGAGCGAGAAGGCGTCCAATCTGAAGATGAAGCAGAAGTACATCCACATGACGGATGAAGACATTCGTGCCGGCATGACGCAGTTTGAATTGATGCCTGAGCTTTCGGGCGCAGTTGATATTTGGAATGGCATTCGTGGCAATGCTGTCAAGGTATTGGTTGATAGCGGACTGTGGACTGAGGCGGAAGCTGATTTCCTTTTGAGCAATGCAGACTACGTTCCGTTCTATCGTGAAGACCAGCTTGAAGAAGGCAAGGGGCCAAAAGAGTTTATGCGTAGCTTGCAGGTTCAAGCTAAAGAGCGCAGGCTCAAGGGCACTGATCGCCCTGTAAACGATATCTTTGACAACATGGTGCGGTGGACTCAGTACTCCATCAACCGGGCTGTGCGTAATCGCTCTGCTGTTGCGCTTGCAAAGACTGCTCAAGCCGTTGGCTTGGGAAGCGAAGTCAAGAGCAAGACGGATGGCAACAACGTCATCAGCGTTTGGATTGATGGCAAGGAAACATTCTTTAGCATGGAAGACCCCATGTTTATGCAAGCTTTCCAAGGGCTGGAGTCTGTTTCTATTCCCACGATTCGTTGGGCCGCCAAAGCCGCCGATTTTTTACGCCAGTCGGTTGTGTTGTACCCCATGTTTGCTGTGGCTCAGATCCCGCAGGATTCATTTGCGGCCATGTTCTCTTCTGGTCTAAAGCCCCAACACGCGCTTAGCATTCCGTTGCGCGCTGTCAAAGAATTTATTTTGACATTGGCAAACAAAAGCAAGACGCATAATGAGCTAAAGAACTTTGGCGTGGTTGGCGTCAGAGACTTTACGTCTGCTATGGTCAGAAATGACGCAGAAGTCTATGCCGGTTTGAAAGCACCGCCTGGAATGCTTGGCAAGATTAAAAACGCCCTTAGCCACATTGCTATGGCGTCTGACAATGCCGTGCGTCAGGCCACATACTTAGCTGCTCAGGCGCAAGGATTGTCGCAGTCTGAAGCTTTGGAAAAAGCATTTGAGATATTCAACGTGCGGCGCAAAGGTAGCAGTCGGATGCTGGCTCTTGCCGGGCAGCTTATTCCCTTCTTTAATGCATACCTTGCCGCTCAGACAGTGGCATACAAGACCATCACTGGTGTTGGCACATCCCCAACCCAGAGGGCAGAAGCTTACAAAGTTTTGTTTGGTACAACTGCATCAGTGATGACTCTGTCTATCTTGTACGCCATGATGAATGGCGACGATGAAGACTACTTAAACAAACCCACGCCTACCCGTGACCGCTTGCTGATGATTCCTGGTAGCGGTGGCATGAGTCTTCCTTTGCGGTCAGATTTGTTTACGTTGCCAAAGGTAATAGCTGAGCATACGTATTTGCTGTTGACCGATAACGGTTATGAGGATGGCGGCAAGTTTAGGGAGTCAATGGTTTCTGTTTTGGCCAATGCGTTTTTAAGTCCCACTGCTGTGCCGCAAGTGGTCAAGCCGTTTGTTGAAGTTTTGTTTAACCGCGACTTCTTCCAAAACAAACCACTGATTGGTGTGTATCAAAAAAATCTGGAAACAGAGCGGCAGTTTACTGACAGCACTTCTGAGCTTGGCAAAGTGCTAGGTAGCACAGGCATTATGTCGCCCATTGCAATTGACCACATTATTCGTGGCATGTTTGGTTCTGTTGGCGGATTGGTTATGTACGCTACCAACCCGTTCTTGTGGACTTTGCGCGGTGATCAAAGCGTTCCTCGGCCTGAGCTTTCCTTGCAAGATGCTTTTGCAACGATGCCAAACGCCAGCGGGTTTATTTCCAAAGAATATGAAAGCGCACTGCGTAAGGATTTCTACCAGTTGCGGGAAGCGACCGGCAAAGCAAGCAGCACATTGGCCGATCTGAAACAGCGTAGCCCTGACAAGATTGAGGACTACATCACCGATGAAGCGGTTCGCAATCGTCTTGGCTTGGCACCTGCTGTTGAGGGTATAGCTAGAAACCTGACCAAGATTCGTCAGGCCATCACTCAAATTACCAACTCTGAAATGCCGGCTGATGAGAAAGCAAGGCAGATTAAAAACTTGCGTGAGGCTGAAAGGGAAATGCTTAAGGGCATTAATCTCAAAGAAATGCGTGAGTTTGCAAAGATCTAAGGTGGCAACGTTGCCACTTTTACCCGGCCAGCGCCTCTATGGTCATGGCAACCAAATCCCACTCGGCTAGGTTGTATCGGGTGTAGAAACCCTTGGTCCCCAAGCCGTGCAGCCCAGACGCGCCTCGGTGGTGTTCTGGGCATAGTGGCACTACCAGCCAATTGGAGGCGCGCTGTGCGCCCCCTGCCGGGCCTCTGGGGTGGTGTAATTCCGCGGGGGTTGCGCCATAGTCCAGATGCCGGCAAAGGATGCACCCAATCTCAGCTACTTTGTCCAGGTGTCTCTGTTCGTTTCTTTTCACTTTTGAGCTTTGGTTCGGTTACAGGTTTTTCTTCAGTGGCAAACCAGTGCATATTAAAACAAACACGGCGTCTACGGATGGTGCCGTTCTGGTTGTTGACCGTGTTCTTTGTCTCCGTGGGGGCGTTGCATAGCGGGCACTTCATATCCTCGTAGCCCTCTCCTGCAAGCAAGCTTCTGCTCGGTCAAAAGCATCCTTGGCTGCGTCTTCTGGCGTTGCCACTGTGGAGCAAGCCAGTAGGGAGAAGGCGGCATACCAATCCAGCAAAGTGATTTCCTGTATGGATACAGGGTCACGCTTGGCTTTGAGGAGTTCAATGCCTTCAGGTTTTTTTCTTGCCACTGGCCTTCTCCTTAATCATTAGTTTTTCTATTTGTGCCTCAAGAGCGGTGCCAATGTTCTTGCCGTTGATCTCAATGCCTGATGCTGCCTTGTTGGATTTGATGACGGCCTGTGCATCGCGCAAGCCCTTGTTGTATCCACTGTTGTAGGGGCTGGCTCCTTCAACCAAGATGTTAATGGCATCCCGAACCATAGCCGATGCTTTGCGTTCACCTGCCGCCGCCTTGAGCTTTTTGTAGAGCGGCTCTGGTAGGTGGACAGAGTAAGGGATTAAGCGCCTAATTTCCATAATTTGTATTCCTCGTTGATTGTGTGTAGGTGCTTTGCTGCTTCCGGGTTGTCCCTAAGTTCTGATCTGGAGGCAACGCCAAATTCAGATCGCATCCAGTCGGCCACTTCCTTTTCGCTGACCTCCAAAATGTTTCCTGTTTCCAAAAGGAATCGGTGAAACTCGGTGTCCCGGCATAGCATTCCAGCCAGCCGGACAGGGTCGTAGGCATACTCGTGGGATCGGTTCATTGGCTTTTCTTCGCCGTTTAACCGAACCATCACCACTTGATACCTGGCACCGACAAAGTCGCGCATGACTTCCTCGGGTATCTCATCAGGGTGGATAGACAGGGTAAGTACATACCCCGTCTTGTCCTGTTTAATGGCTACCTTGACTGCCTCAAACTGACTTGTCTTCATGATCAGAAGGGAATATCTTGGTCATTTATTGATTGCTGGGCTTGCTTGGGCGGTGGAGCAAATTCAGTTTTTGGTTTGTAATTGTTCCAAGACAATCGCATCCAAGGGCCGTAGTTACCCTCCATCTTCCATGAACTTAGCTTGATCACAATGTCATCGCCATCGTGTTCGTCAAGCAACTCCTTGAGGGCAGATCGTTGCATAACAATCTCCCCAACCATGTCTGGCTTCTTGGGGCTGTCCTTGTATCGGTTGTCGGAAAGCTTTCCGCTGTTGGGATATTGAGTGGCCATGTCATTCTCCTTGAAGTGCTTCTTTGCGTTTTTTGAAGTCGCCTAAGATGGCAACGTGATCCTCGGGTGACTCTGCCTTCATGCGGTCAAAGATAACCCGATTGACTTTGAAGATGTCCATAACATCCTTCTCACTCTTAGCGTTATTGAGTGCAAAGCGTGTAGCGTCTACCACTACATTTAACCAGTCCTGGAGCCCGGCGTTGTCATCCAAGGTGATCGACAACTGCCACGGTCCGGCCTTGCCCTCAATCTTGGCTGGCAACGTTGCCACTTTGGCCGCCTGTTTGGGGATAGGTGGTGGAGTGGGCTTGGGTGGCGGCTCAGAACCAGAGGACGCATCAATGACGTCATGCTCAACCACCTCCATTGCAGCTACCCATAGGTAACGGCGTTGGTAACTCTCAACGGCACCAAGATTTTGGATGGGGTGGGCACCCTTGAGGTTAGCCTCAGCCATGGGTGAGGTGATGGTGATAGTTGTGCCATCTTCCGTGTCGGTGATATACAACCGGGCGTACTCTGCGTCAAAAGTGATAACGCTGCACAACTCCAGATCGTAAAAGATCTGCATGGTCTGGGGTAGGAAGTCGCCCAATTCAAAGTATTTGTAGCCAGCAAACTTGTTCTCGCCTGACTTCTTCAACTCTGTGTTTTGCAGTTTGATGCGGGCTTGCATCAGTTTCTTGTGGACTGTCATACTTTTCCTTCTTTACGTGGACGGCCTGGCAATTTCTTAGGTGTGCCATCTTTCTTGTAACCCCAAGGAGCAGCTTTTTGTTTTGGCGTTTGCTGTTCTGCAAGCAACTTGGTGAGTTGCTCAACTTCATGCTCAAGATTTGCAACGTAGTTCTCAGCAGCCGTTTGCTCCATTTCAAAGGAGGTAATTTTGTCTTCCAAATAATTGGCTATTTGGTCAGTGATTTGTCTGGCGTGTTGTTTAACCGCCTCCATAAGAAAAATAGCTTGGCCTTTGTTCAGCTCTAATTCAATCATGATTCTTCCTTTTCCAGTTTGTAGGTTTGGTATTGCTTGCAGAATGGACTGACTTGGCAGTACTTTTCGCAGCGGGTTCTTTCCCCTTCTCTGACTTCAATGAAGTAGCCCTTTGGGGGGAGGGCTTTCTCGGCCAACTCTTGTGTCTCATGAACACTCTTGGCGCGAACGCCGCCTTCTTTTTTAACGGCGTAGCTGGTGGGTTTCTCCCACATTTCTTCTGGCGTACAGGCCGGCAACTCACCGCCTGAATCGCTTTCAAAGTAAGCTGTTGCGTGGAGGTTCAACCGCTCCATAACAAAAGCCTCTCTTTTTTCCATGTCCCACAGTGGGATATCAATCGTTGCAATGGGTGCCTGTGGATAGTCTTCTTTGACCGCGGCCTCACGCGCAACCCAGTCCCGAATGATGGCAATGATCTGCAATGACTTGACCTGCTTGCCTTTGACCTTTTCAACCAGCCATGCATAGACATTAAGCTGATCGTGCCAGTCTTGCTTTTCATTCCTGACTGACCATGCACCCGTTACCTTGTAGTCGCGGATATGAATGCCGCCGTCTTCATCAACCTCTTGCAGGTCAATGGCACCAGACAGATTCCAGCCATCCAAGGTTGTGTGCATACGTTCTTCAACAATATGGTTCTTGCCTTTGCCATGCTCAAGAATGCCGTGTACTGCGCTACCAAACAGTGACCAGACCATCTCACTGGCATCAACTTCAATCTCATCCCAATGCTTGTGCTTGAGGGTGACGATCTGGGGGCTGTTGATTATCTCGGTGGCAGACAGGTGGGCCTTTCCCTTGCTGTATGTTGGCCGCTCAATGACATTAACAAATGTCTGGGGTAGGTTATGTTTGTTTGTAAGGATCATGTTCGTTCCAAGGTTTTAGTTGGTTAGTGTGTTGTGCCACTCTGCGCTCAAGTTCTTCGACTCGCATACGCAATATCATCATCTCTTGCGGGATCGTTAGATGAGCTTGTTCTTTTATTTGATTGGCCTCGTACTCTGGACAGGTGTGCAGGTCATCTGGATTTAACAGGCCGCAATCAGGACAGATTCCCATCGTCACGCTCCTTGATCACAACTGTCTGTTTGTATATGCTCATTAGCATTGAGATGGATTGGTGCATAGGGATCTCAGCCAATACGCAGATAGATCCATAGGCTATTGCCAAGGCGGTGGCAGCAACTCTTTCGTCTTTGCCAGACTCTTTGCATACTTCTATAACTTCTTGGGCTAAGTATTTCCCCTCATCTATCATTCGCAATGCCTCTATTTTTTCTTTTGTATTCATATGCTCTCCTGTTGTTGGGGAACGAAATGTACCACACATATTGCAACGGCTCAACTACTATCTGTTATAATCGTCACCTATGCGACATGCCGCCAGAATCGATGCCAACCAAGAGCAGGTTGTTTCCGCCTTGCGCGCAATGGGGGCTACTGTCCGCATCGTTACCCAAGGTAATGGTTTACCCGACCTGCTTGTAGGGTTTAGGGGGGTAACGATCCTGATGGAAGTCAAGGATGGCCAGAAGGTTCCGTCTGCCAGAAGGCTAACGCCGGCGGAGCAGAAGTTCTTTGATGAGTGGCGGGGTGGCATCGTTGCCATAGTCAACTCTGTGGACGAGGCGATTGATCTGCTCAAGAAATGTTGTTAAGATCGTGGTGCCGCTATGCAGTTGCGGTTCATGTTCTTCTTTTGTTGGTTAGGGGTGGGGCTTCGGTTCCACCCCCCTTTTTCAAGGAAAACGATGGACGCATTTCGTATTAACGGCCCTACCGCCATATCCTTTTCGGGCGGAAGAACATCGGCCTTTATGCTTTGGAAGGTCTTGGAAACTCATGGTGGGTTACCCAAAGACGCCGTCATTTGCTTCGCCAACACCGGTTTAGAGCATGAAAATACCCTTAGATTTGTGGAGCGGTGCGGTCAGGAGTGGGGTGTAAACATCAACTGGCTGGAATATCGTACCAATGAAGTGGGGTATGAAGCTGTCAACTTTGCCACAGCCAGCCGCAACGGTGAGCCGTTTGAGGCCATTATTAAGAAGCGCAACTACCTACCCAACCCGGTGACCAGGTTCTGTACATCTGAGTTAAAGATCAGGACGATGCACAAGTGGCTTAGGAATAACTGGGAGGCTCTTGGTTGGGATGCCGCAGACATGGAGTGGGATCAGATGATTGG